CCACATGATATAAATTTACAAAGATGTCAGAGGTATTATTTTGTACAATGCGATGGTTCTGTTAGTGCTAGTCAAGATATTGGAATAGGCACTTATTATACTTCTAGTGATTTAAGAGCAAGTTTTAGTTTTCCAACAACTATGAGAACAACACCAACTCTTGAAGTTGAAACTGTAACTGATGGTTATGATTTTAGAAGAAATGGTGGTGTTGATAGAATGGATGATTTTGTATTAAACAATGCTTCATTAACATCAGCTGGTTTAATTAATAATAGTGATGTGTCAGGAACTGCTGGACAAGCAGGACATTTATTTTCAGATGATGCTAGTTGTTTTTTAGCAGTAACAGCGGAGTTATAATTATGATTATTAATACAGTAACAAAAAATTATATAGATGGAGAATTTAGAAGTTACCAAGTAACTTATGTTGGTACTAATAGAGTTAGGTCAGTACCACTAGACGAAGCAAACACAGATTACCAAGCCATCCAAGAGTGGGCGGCTATAGAAGGCAACACAATTACGGATAACCCACCGGAATAAGGAATAAATATAAGCGATGTCAAGTATAATTAAAGTAGATACAATTCAGAACCAATCAGGCGCTAATATTATCAGCGAAAGTTCCAACACAATTACTGTTGGCGCTTCAGGTGATACGATTACAGTTCCTAGTGGGGCTACATTAGGTGGCGCTGGTACAGTTGATTTATCAAGTGCTACTGTTACTTTAAATGCTAATATGAAAATGTTGCCAGCTTTTTCTGTTAGAAGAAATGGCGACCAATCTATTGGAGATGGTTCATGGACAAAAATACAATTTAACCACGAAATTTATGATAGTGGAGATTTTGATTCAGCAACAAATTATCGCTTTACTGTTCCAAGTGGTCAAGCAGGAAAATATATGTTGTTTGTAAATGCTTATGTTCAGTATGGTGCTAGTGGTTCTACTTTAAGAACAGCAATATATAAAAATGGTAGTGTTGAACATTTATCAATTTTTCCTGATGGTGTAGGTATAGCACATAACTCAATAACTTCAGCAATTATGGACTTATCTGCTACTGATTATATAGAATTTTACGCTTGGCAGAATAGAGGTGGTAATGACAATTTACAAGCACCTCACACAGTAGCATACGGATTTAAATTAATAGGAGCTTAATATGTCACAACTTAGTACAAAAATAAAAAAATATTTAGCTGCTAATTCTTTTAATTCAGTAGATTTTTTAACAGATGTAATTTTACAAGATGATGGTTCAGGACCATACATCAAAGAATGGAATATTGATTCTGTTACTAAACCAACAGATGAACAAATTGCTTCTTATGACACAGCGGCCGACTTAGAAGAAAGACAAAACGCTGTAAGAGCAACTAGAAAAGCGGCCTACGGTTCAATTGCAGACCAATTGGATATGCAATATAAAGATAATATTAATGGCACGACTACATGGAAAGACCATGTGGCGGCCATAAAATCGGCGAACCCGATTCCGACGGAGTAATAAATGGCATATATTGGAAGACAACCACAATACGGCGCTTACGAGAAACAGTCTTTAACGGCTGATAGCTCGACTACGACCTTTACTTTAGACTATACAGTAGGATCGTCTTCTTCTATCTTTGTGTCCGTTGCAGGTGTACCTCAGGAACCAGAAGTTGCATACAACATTGGTAATGGTGGTACTCAAATCGTATTTACAGCGGCTCCGACAACAGGAGATACAATCTTTGTAATCTTCTTAGGTGTTGCGTTAGATGTTGCACAATTAGGCACAGCTGCATTTACAAGTCAAACAGAATTAACAAGTGTTGCAAATGATGACTTACTTTTAATTTACGACACTTCAGCAGGTGATGTTAAAAAGATTCAAAAGTCTAACTTAGATACATCACTAGATATTACAGGCAAAACAGAATTGGCCGAACAAGCAGCTGATGATGATGAATTAGTTATCTATGATACATCAGCAGGTTCAATTAAAAAAATTCAAAAATCAAACATTGCCACAACTTTAAGTTATTCTAAAGGCACATTTACAGGTGATGGTTCAACAACCACAATCACTATAAATAGTGGTAGAGCAGTTGATGATGTATTAGTGTTTGTTAACGGTATTTGTTTAGTTCCTACAGACGATTACACGATTTCAGGAACCACATTAACTTTTGCAACGGCGCCTGCCTCATCAGCAGAAATAACAGTAAGGTATTTACCAGTTTAGGATAAGATATGGGAAGTATAACAAGAACATTAGCAAATAACATTACAACAGGCGGTGTGATACTACCTTCAGGAATTAATAATACTTCTATCAGTAATGTTACAGCGTTGCCAGCAGCTATTTCTACTGGTAAGGTTTTGCAAGTTGTTCAAGGTTCAACAAGTACAGAAGTTACACATTCTACAAGTTATGCTGATACAGGATTATCTGCATCAATAACTCCAAGTTCAACTTCAAACAAAATATTTGTTTCAATAAATCAACATTGTTACAATCAAGGTAATCAAGGTATGTCTATAAAGTTATTGAGAGGTAGCACAGCTATTTATACACCATCTCAATCATATATGTATTATATAGAAACAGCAGATTCTCATATTAGAGGATATCAAACTTATAATTATTTAGATACACCTTCAAGTACAAGTGCATTAACATATAAAACTCAAGTAATAGCTTATAATTCATCTTACAATGTTAAAACTCAAAGTAGTGGTAGATGGACAAGTTTTATTACATTAATGGAGGTAGCTGGATAATGATACAAAGAGCAATACTTAAAATAAATCCAAACGCAGAAGTTACAGTTTATGGTAATGACATTAATACTTGCGAATTTATTTGGCACAATGAAACAACACCTATCTCTAAAGCTGATATACAAGCACAATTTCCAGCAGTAGAATTTGATATGGCTATGGAAGATTTAAGAGCCAAAAGAAATAAACTAATTGCAGAAACAGATTACCTTGCCTTATCTGACAATACTTTATCAGCAGAAATGACAACTTACAGACAAGCTTTAAGAAATATTACAAACGGAATTACAACTGTAGAACAAGCAAACAATGTAACTTGGCCTGAAAAGCCAGCATAAACTTAATGAACAATGAAAAATGGCACTAAACAAACTCACAACCAAACATCTTGCAGACAACACAATCAAGTCGGCCAAAATTGCTGATGGTGCTATTACTGACGCTAAAATATCTGAATCAACAACAATACCTCTTTCAAAAACAACAGTAACAGGCACACAGCCTACAATATCAGGTTTAAGTATTACTCAAAAGTCGCCAGGTTCAGCGGCCAATGTTACAATTACAGGAACAAACTTTGTAAGTATTCCTCAAGTTAAATTTATTAATCAATCAACGGGTGCCAGAATTACAGCGTCAACTGTAACCTACACAAGTTCAACAAGTTTAACTGCTTCTTTCCCTGCTGACCAGGCTGTTGCCTCATACAAAGTTTATGTAGAAAATCCAGGTGGTTTAGCAGTACAATCCACAGCACAAATCATTAACTCAGACGCACCTAATTGGTCAACAGACGCAGCTTTAGGTTCTTATGAAGAAGGTGATAGTGTCAATATTCAATTATTGGCCTATGATGATGACAGTACGGCCGTTACAGGTTATACATTACAATCAGGTTCTTTACCAAGTGGTATTACTTTAAGTGGTGATAGTACAATTGGTTCATTAACAGGTACAGCACCAACTGTATCTGCTGATACAGCATACAACTTTACTATTCGTGCTACTGATAATGAAAGTCAAACAACAGATAAGGCTTTCAATATGACAATTGCTGATTACAATATAACTAATACGGCTATGTTTAATTCAGGTGATGGTGATTATCTGAATAGAACACCATCAGGTGCAGGAAATCGAAGAACATACACATTTAGTTGGTGGATGAAAGTTGGAGCTATTGGTACAGATAGACAAATCATGCAAATAAGAGTGGATACAAATAATAGATTTAACATATCACTTGCTGCTGAAGATAATTTAGCTTTTCAGGATGTATCAGGTGGTACAAGATATGGCCATAGAACAAATGCTTTATTTCGGGATCCATCGGCCTGGTATCACTTTGTTGTTTCTGTTGATACAACACAAGCAACAGATACTAACAGATATAAAATTTATGCAAATGGTAGTGAACAAGAATTAACAGCTTTAGTAGCAGGTTATACACCTCAAAACCACGATACATTATTAAACTCAACAAATGAACATTTTATAGGAAAAGTTGCTAATGGTTCATCTGATTTAAATGGTTACATTGGAGAATTTATTTTTATTGATGGCACAGCATTAACGCCCACATCTTTTGGTGAAGAAAACTCAGACGGTGTTTGGATTCCTAAAAAATATACAGGTTCATATGGCACAAACGGTTATTTTTTAGAGTTTGATAGTAGTGGTAGTTTGGGAACAGATACATCAGGAAATTCAAATAATTGGACAGTAAACAATTTAACGGCTACTGACCAAATGCAAGATAGCCCACATTTGAACTATTGTACATTTAATCCATTACAAACAGACCACTCAGGTAATACAGCTTTTTCACAAGGCAATAATCAATTTCAAGCCACAACAGGTGATTGGGTTGGTACTGCTTCTACCTTTGCTGTTGATACAGGAAAATGGTATGCAGAATTTAAACTGTCAACACTAACGACCTCTGCTTTGATAGGTGTAGCAACTACTGAATATATGAATGACAGAGGCGTTACCGATTATGTAGGTTTTACTTCAGGTTTAGAAAATTACGCTTATGCTAAATATTTTACAGGTGGTGTTGACGCAAATGAGGGAAAAATATTTCAACACAACCAAACTCAAAATACTTATGGAAGTAATACAGGCGGGTCAACAGGAGATATTATTGGTGTCGCTTTAGATTTAGATAATAATAAACTTTATTTTTCAGTAAATGGTACTTGGGAAAATTCAGCAAATCCAGGTTCAGGTACAAATGGTTATAGTATTGGTGCTGGTACATATCAATTTGGTGTATGGGGTTATCAAGCAACTTCACAAGCTAATTTTGGGTCACCTTTTTATACAATCAGTTCAGGCAACGCAGACGGCGACGGTTACGGAAATTTTGAATATACCGTACCCACAGGATATTATGCCTTAAACTCTAAAAACTTGGCAACATACGGATAGAAACATGGCTTACACAACAATAAACAATCCAGGAGATTATCACGGCACAGCCTTTTGGACTGCTGATGATACATCACCAAGAACAATTACAGGCTTTACTTGTAAACCAGATATATTATTAGGTAGACATAGAAATAGTGGCTCAGTAAATTTTAACTTTAATGATAGTAGTAGAGGTGGTAATAAAAATATGACACCACAAACTACAGCCGCCGAAGATAGTGGTTCACACGGAATTGTTGATAGTTATAATTCAAATGGTATAACGGTTTCAAACGGAACAAACTCAACTTATCCAAGACTATATTATAATAGAAATAATCCTTTTGGTGGTTCAGATGGTGGTAAATATGTTTATCATTATTGGAAGGCAAATGCAGGCACAACTTCATCTAATACAGATGGTGACATAACAAGCACAGTTCAAGTAGACCAAACATCTGGTTGTTCTATTATGACTTGGTCTGGAAGTGGAAATTCAGGAGACACAATCGGGCATGGCTTAGGTGCTGTTCCGAAGATGACAATTATAAAACAAAGAAATGCCTCTAATGGTTGGAATGTTTGGCACGCCGCCAATAATAATGGCGATGTTGATTCTTTTGGTGAGTTGAATGGAGCTGCCTCTTGGTATCAAAATCAAGGAGCTAATGGTCCTTATACAGCTTCGCCAACTTCCTCTGTTTTAACATTAACTGCTTATGGTCAAGTTAACAGTTCAAGTGGAACTTATCTAGGATATTGTTTTTCAGAGATTAAAGGATATTCAAAATTTTCTAAATATACAGGAAACGGGAATGTTGATGGCCCCTGTGTGAATTTGGGCTTTAAGCCAAATTTCATATTGATAAAGTCAGCATCTGCTGGTGAACATTGGAACATACCTATATTTGAATCTGATGCAAATGGCACGGTAAACACTCTTTCAACAAATCTAGCTAATGGTGAAAGAACAATGGACCAAAATCCGGCAATTGATTATCTATCAAATGGGTTTAAAATTAGAACAAGTGACGCTAATTATAATACAAATAATGGTACTTATCTTTACGCTGCTTTTGCTAAATATCCTTTTGTTTCCAGCACAGGAACACCGGTAACCGCTAGATAAGGAGTATAAATAGTAGTATGGCATTAACAAAGATTACAAATTCAGGTATTACAGATAGCGCAGTAACAACGGCGAAGATTGAAGACGGTACTATTGTCAACGCTGATGTGGCTTCAGACGCAGCTATTCAATTATCTAAAATATCTGGCCTAACAGGTTCACAACCTACAATTACAAGTTTTACACCAACTACTTTAGATGATGACGCAGGTGGTAATATTACGATTACTGGTACAAACTTTGTGTCTATACCTTCAGTAGAAATTATTAATACTTCAACAGGTGCTATTACAACAGCTTCAAGTGTTACCTACACAAGTTCAACAAGTTTAACAGCCGCAATACCTTCAGGTGGCGGTTCAGGTACTTACAAAGTAAGAGTGGAAAACCCTAGTGGTTTAGCAGTACAATCAAGTTCAACATTATTATATTCATCAACACCTACATTTAGTACGGCCGCTGGTTCATTAGGAACATTTGATGGCGGTGCAGCTATTTCAGTTGACATTGACGCAACAGGTGATGACAGTTCAGCGGTGACTTTCTCATTACAATCAGGTAGTTTACCTGGTGGATTATCACTAAATACTACTACAGGAACCATTTCAGGAACAGAAAGTGGTGCCACAGATAATACAACATATAACTTTACCATACGAGCAACCGATAGTGAATCACAAACGGCCGACAGAGCATTTAGTATTACAATCGAAGTTGGTATATCCGAGGGTGGAGGATTTAATTAATGGCAACAACACAATTAACGAGAACACAATCAGCAGGTAATAGAAAAATCTACACATTTAGTGCTTGGATTAAAAGAAGTAAATTGGGTGCTTATTTAAATGTATTTGGAACTGCTTCTGAAGGAGAAGCTTTAAGATTTGAAAACACTAATACTCTCACTTATTTTTTTAATGGTTCGTCTAGTGGACTTGTAAGAACAACACAAGTTTTTAGGGATCCGAATGCTTGGTATCACATAGTGGTGTCAGTTGATACATCACAAGCAACAGCTTCAAACAGACTTAAAATATATGTAAATGGTTCACAAATAACCGATTTTGCGTCAGAAACATATCCTTCATTAAATCAGGAAAATAAAATAAATCAAAGTGGTCAAACATTTTACTTAGCAAATGGCCACGCTGAAACATCAGGTAGAACATTTGACGGCGTTATGGCTCATGTTCACTTCACAGATGGTACAGCCTATGCTGCTTCTGCCTTTGGTGAAACAGATTCAACAACTGGAATATGGAAACCTAAATCATCTCCAAGTGTCACTTACGGTACAAACGGATTCTTTTTAAAATTTGCGAATAGTGGTTCTATGGGAACGGATAGTTCAGGTAATGGAAATAACTTTACTGTGGCTGCTGGCACACTTACTCAAACGCAGGACACACCGAGTAATGTATTTGCTACTATTAATCCTAATTGGAAGAACTATAATGATAATCCATCTTTTTCTAATTTAAATTTAACAATATCACCTACAACTACCGCATATCAAAATCATTTTTCAACATTAGGTGTACAAGGTTCTGGTAAATGGTACGCAGAAATGAAATGTAATGGTTCGTCAAACTCAGCGATGTATTATGGGATATCTAGTGAATCTGAATTAAATTATTTAGAAACTAATTCAAATGTAGGTGGACACACAGGCACAAATTCTTATATGATAGCAATGTCAAGTGGCGATAAACGATCAAATAATTCAAATTCAAGTTATGGTTCTGGATTTAGTGATGGAGATATTATGATGTTTGCTTTAGATTTAGATAATAGTAAAGTTTATTTTGGTAAAAACGGAACCTGGTTTAACTCCGGAGACCCAGCAGCCGGTACAAATCCAGCATTTAGTGATGTATTAACAAATTCTTTTTACTTTTTTGGTGGTACGGCTTACACAAATGGATTTACTTCAGTAGATTATAATTTTGGCAATGGCTATTTTGGTACAACGGCCGTTTCTTCATCAAACGCAGACGGAGCTGGATACGGGTTATTTGAATACGCTCCACCAACAGGTTATTATTCATTATGTACAAAAAATATTAACACATATGGATAGGAAATAGATATGGCATACGCAACAATTAATAAACCCACAGATTATTTTAATACTGTTCTTTATACAGGAAATGGTGGAACTAATGCAATAACAGGAGTTGGATTTTCTCCAAATTTTGTATGGATTAAGGAACGAAATTCTACTTCATCTCACTCAGTATCAGATACAATAAGAGGAACGACAAAAAGATTAAACCCTGATTTAACTGCCGCAGAGGAAACTTTATCAGGTGTTATGACATCTTTTGATAGTGATGGATTTACAAATGGAGCAGATAATGGAGTTAATGAATCTGGTAAAACATATGTAGCATGGAATTGGTTAGCGGGTGTAGATGCTGGTTCATCAAACACAGATGGAAGCATAACTTCAAGTGTTTCTGCTAACACTACTGCTGGATTTAGTATTGTGTCTTATACAGGTACAGGCTCAACTGCTACTGTTGGTCATGGACTAGGTGTACAACCAGATTTAATAATATTAAAAGCAAGAGATAGATCAGATAATTGGTGGGTATATCATAAAGGTTTAAGTGCCCCATCTACAAAAGCTATTTTATTAAATTCAACAAATGCAGAATTTACACCTGGTACTTCTGCTTTTAACACAAGTACATTTTCATCTTCTGTTTTTGGAATTTTAACAGATGGTGCAAGTAATGCTAGTGGAGAAGATTATATAGCTTATTGTATGAATGAGAAAAAAGGCTACAGCAAGTTTGGTTCTTACACAGGAAATGGAAGTACAAATGGAATATTTATTTATACAGGTTTTAAACCTGCTTTTGTTATAACAAAAAGAACAGATACTAATGGTGATTGGTTATTGTGGGATAATAAAAGACCAGGACATAATGAAACAAGTTTGTATTTACTTTCTAATAGCAGTAATGCTGAACTAACAGATGGTGGAATTGATATAGTTTCAAATGGTTTTAAAGCTAGAAAATCAGGAGCATCTTTAAATGCTTCTGGTGGTTCATACATCTACATGGCCTTTGCTGAACAAACTCTAGTAGGCACAAATAACATTCCGGCAACTGCTGTATAGGAGACAAAATGAAAATACTTGAAAAAATTAAAAATTTTATTTTTCCAAAACCTTTAGTTTTAACAAAAGAAGTTAAAAAGATTGATATAAAAGGTTTAGAAAAAAAAACAAAGGCTGAGTTAGAAAAACTTGGCAGAAAAATTGGTATTGAATTGGATAAGAGATTGACCAAAGCAAAACTAATCTCACAAATAAAAAAAGAAAACAAAAAATTATAAATTTAACTGAGGTTATATAATGAGTGAAAAACCAAAAAATGTAATATCTATTGATGGTAAAGAATATGATGTTGATACCATGCCACTTGAATTAAGAAATTATATTGTTGCAAGGCAAGAAATTCAAACATCTAAAATCAGACATGAAATTGAATTGGAAAAAATTGAAGTATTAACAAATTACTACAATGGTAAAATACAAGAGGGTGTAAAACAATTCAATGGCAGCGATAGCAAATCTTAGAATAGACCAAGGCGCTTCTTTTAGTTCAGATGTAACTGTAACTAATTCAGCTGGCGATGTTGTTGATTTATCAGGATACACTACATCAGCAAGAATGGCCAAAAGTTATGGCGCTTCTTCATATGTTGATATAACTGCTTCAGTAGCCAGCGATCCTACTACAGGTGTTATAGAATTAACATTAACAGACACACAGACAGCAACTTTAGACGCACCATCAAGGTATGTTTATGATGTCTATATTACACAAACCTCATCAAGTACCGTTACCAGAGTTATTGAAGGCGTAATTACTGTCAATCCTAAAGTATAAATTAGTTTTTTCCATAGATACTTTTCATTATAAATATTACAAAGAGAGAGGAACCTAATGGTTAAAGCTAGAATTAATCAGACTGGTGGTGTAAGAGCTAATATTAATTCTTCCACTTCATCAGGACCACAACAAGTATCTGTACAGGTACCAAGTACAAATGTATCTGTAACAAATGTAAACAGATTACGAAGTTTAACAGATGTTGATTCAAGCAGCCTAAG